AACAAATTTGAACCTGTCATTTGGTCTAGCTTAATTTTTAAGCTATCGGCTTCTTGCTGTGTCAGTTTTATCTGAGAATAATAATATTTTTGACTTTCATCTAAATCTTCAAACTTAAACTCTTTATCATTAATTGTTACTGTTTCACTCATTTTATTCCCCTGTAAACGTGTCTGCATCTGTTATAGCTTGGTCTATAACTGTGAAATCAGCATCAACCCAATCATCATAGTTATCCTTCTGATACTTTAGATATCCTACACTACGACTAACCCTTGCTTTCTTTTCCTCAAGTGTCATGTCATAACCATAGTTATCTTTTGTTGCATCATCACCTAAGTTATGTGTAGCAATTACAACATTGATTGTATCTGCTCCATCTAAACAAGCTGAATGTGCTTGTGCTATTTCTTCTGCTGTTCTTGCCATTTTATTCTCCTTCTAATGTTGCTACTTTTTGCTCTAATGTTTCAATCCTTGTCATTGCTTCTTGTAGTGCTTTGACTGCTTTCATGTAAAGAACAGATGATTTTACTGATTTTGTTGTTGTGCCTAAGTTATTGTTATTTCTATCAAGGTCTGGATTGTCTTTGACTAAACCACCCATTCCCGCTTCTTCAACTTCTTGAGCAATTACACCTATTCTCCAATGTGCATCGCTATCTCCAGTAGCTACATCAGTTTTGAATTTATATTTACGAATTGTAAGTGCTTTGATGTCATTCCATTGAGATGAAGCATCTGTAATTTGTTCTTTAAGTTTTATATCAGATATACCACCATAACTATCATCGTGATTAACCACATCACCATCTGATAATATTTTTAATCTTTCAGCACCAGTAGAACCCTCACATTTTAAAAAATAATTAAAGTTATCGTCTGGGTCTGCATCACTAAAATCAATAAATACACCATATGGGCTTGCTGATGAATTTTCTACGAACAAAGCAACGTTATTAGTTATATCACTGTGTATTGTATGAGAACCAGTAGATAATCCCCTTTCGGAATCGCTTAGATTAGTAGTCCAAGTAGTAGTACCACCACCTAAAGTAAATTGTCTCGGATTACCATCACCATCTGATAACACAATATTACCATTTGCTGTTCTTATGTCTAAGCTACCTTGATTGCCACTATAAGAACCAATAATTGTATTCTTTTCTCCAGTGGTAATTACACTTCCTGCTCCATGTCCAATCGCAGTATTCAAACCACTTGTAACAGAAGTATGATTTAAATTTTCTAAAGCACTTCTACCTATAGCAGTGTTTCTGTCACTTTTAGTATTTGTTGTGAGGGCTGAGTATCCAATAGCAGTGTTTCTATCAGCATCAGTTAAAGCATCACCTGCTAGACCACCAATTAACGTGTTCTCAACTCCTGTTGTTACTGCATATCCTGCAAAAGAACCAACAGCAGTATTATAACTATTTGTTGCACTACCATAATTTTGACTTCTTAAGGCAGAAGCACCGATAGCCACAGAATGTGAGCCAAGTGTATTAGTTCCTAGAGCATCATATCCAACAGCTACATTCTCATCAGCATCAGTGGTAGCATCACCTGTAAGTCCACCAATAAAGACATTTTTAATTCCTGTTGTTACTGATAACCCTGCTGAATATCCAATCGCTATATTAAAAGTATCTGTACTAGAGGTAAAATTTTGAGTGCCTAAAGCACTATCTCCAATAGCGACAGACTTGTTTCCTTTTGTATCTGCTGTTAAAGCATTGATTCCAATAGCTACATTAAAATCTGCATCACTTAATGCTTGACCTGCAAGACCACCTATAAGAGTATTTTGGATTCCTGTTGTTATTGACAATCCTGCACTATGTCCAACTGCTGTATTATAAACTGTTGTTGCTGAACTAAAGTTTTGTGTTTGTAAAGCACCAGTTCCAACTGCAACAGACCTTTGCCCTTCAGTATCTGTAGTTAATGCTGTTCTTCCTATTGCAGTATTTTGTTGTCCTGCAACAAGAGCATCTCCTGCTTGATACCCAAGCAAAACATTTCTTTGTCCTGTTGTATTTGATGCACCTGCATTATATCCTAAAAACGTATTTTCATCACCAGTAGTAATCGCTGTACCTGCTTCATCTCCAACTACAGTATTGTAATTACCACCACTTACAATAGAGTTACCTGCATTGACACCTGCTCTATAGTTAGATATTCCACTTGTTGGGGTACTTATTGAACCATCTGCTGAAATCTGTAATCTATCAACTCCTGCTGTCACAAATCTTAATATGTCTGTGCCACCTCTATAGATACCCATATTCGTATCAGAGTTAAATGTTAAAGCAGGTGCTGATACTGTTCCATCATCTAGTTGTAATGTGCCACTTAAAACAAATTTATCATTAGTCTGGTCTAATTCTGCAAACTTTATCCAAGCATCATTATCTTCGTTTCTGATATACATGATGTTGTTAGAACTATCGTACCACCACATATTAGCAAAAGTTGTGCTAGGTGCTGATGTTCCAGAGTTATTACTGGCTAGTGCTTGTAAAGCTGAGTTCAAATCCGCCCTAAAAGCAGGAAAACTTTGGTTTGCTAACGTAAAATCATTTTGTGACATATTTTAACCTCATGATGCTAGTTCTCCATATCCTCTTACCACATAATCAAATGTTCTGTCTATTGTGGCATTAGAACTGTTAAAAAATTCTATAGTAAATCCAGTAGCACTTTTACTAGTTATAGCATAATAATCACCACTAGCCAAGTTACTAGCAGAAATTCCTACACCCTCAATTTCCTTAAATGCAGGACTGAAAGTTATTGCTTTGCCATTTGTATCAGTACCACTTGCTACATCTTTTTCAGAGTATACCCTTTCTGGCATATCTACTTGAACTGATAACCCAGTTACTTTAGGAGTTGCTTCAACATCTTCACTTAATAAAACAGCCCTAAATTTAAAAGCCCTACCAGTATAATCACCCACATTAAACTTCTGAAAGCTAGAGTATGTGCCACTTACTGGGTCTCCGTTTGTTTTAGCTATCTGTAGCTGTACATTTACATCTCCAAAGGTATCATTAGCTCCATCAAATAAACCCTCTCTAGCATCAAAATTACCCTGTGCATCATCAAATAAATTTACATAGTCCTGCCTTTCCATATTTACTGTAGCTGTTATTCTACTACTATAAACACCACCAGTATCTATATATGTGTCAAAGTCATATGTTCCCTCTGATAAAACTGTACCGCCACCACCATCAAAGTTTCCTAAAGCATCATCAAAATCGCCAGAAATACTATCAAACAAAGCTGTATCTAACATTAAAGCATTATCAACAACACTTACATCTGTTTTTGTGCCTGTAAAACTAGGGTCTTGAGTAGAACTTGCAACAAGGTTTAGGTTTTTAACATTATTTATAAGAGCTACATTGCTTGTAGCATTTAATGATTTTAAACCAATTTTATCAACTGACCTTATAAAATATGTACCAGTTAATGCAGGAACACTTACTGTATTAGCAGGTCTTGATACCTTATCAATTAAGGTAATAGCATTAGAGAATATAGCCCCACTAGTTAAAGGTGAATGTCTAATTATGTAATGCGATAAATCTAAATCTGGTACTGGTGTCCAACTTAAATGAGCTTCTGTATCAATAATATTAACTTGAAAGTTCGTTACATCAGCAGGTGGTGCAGTTTTACCTACTACTTGATGTTGTGCTGATATAAATACAGACCTACTAACAGAAGTTACAGACCTAGCCCTTACATCATAAATGGCATTATCTTCTACGTTTGGTAATTCAAAATTAGAACTAGCACCCCTACCTAAGTTTATATAATTTGTGTCTGTTGTCTTTTTAGCTTGAACCTCAAAATCTGTTATAAATTGGTCAGTAGCTTGAACATTTACAATTAAAATACTTATAGCTTCTTCATTTAAAGCCCTTAATTCGTCTGATACTGATAAAACTGGTGATTGTACTATAAATGGGTTTGGTAAGGTTGTATCAACTATTTCATCTGGTGTTTGCTTTGTTCCAAAAGAATAATAGCTATCTTGATGTTCTGAACAAGTTAGGCTAATAGAATGGTCAGCATTTAAACTCATTCCTTGAACTCTAAAAGGTTTAGCAGAAAATCCAGTAGTAGCATGAGTAATATTAACTATATCGCCTATTGATAAATCTAAAGCTGTAGCATCAGCTTTAAACGATATATTTAAACTTGACCTTGAACGTCTTAATATAATTTCAGCCATTTCTTCTGCTTGAAAACCATTAGTCATCATAGAAAAATCAAATCTACCCTCTAATAATATACCACCATCTTCCGCTTTCATTGTTTCAAATTGGTCTGCTGTAGGCAATTCTGCATCTCCAACTGGTGGAAATTGTGCTGAATCTGATTGGTAATTCTTAGTAGGCTCAATATAATTAACAATAACCCTATTAAATCTTGAGTTTTTATTTTTACTTATAACATTAATACCACCTAGAATATTATCTTCAGTAAGGGTAATTGATGCTGTGCCAGATGTTTCAACTAATATATTATATTTTCCTGCTGAAAAGTTAAGGAAAGACCTAGAACCCCTTACAAAGTCTTTTACGTTATCTATAGCCTTTTTAGCTGTATCTACAACTGTATTACTGCTCATTAAAGATATAGTTGTTGTACTTACTGCATCACCAAAACCTAACCCAAAAGGGTATAAGTCAAAAGCATCACCACCTAAAGGTTGTACTTGAGTATCACATACATCACTAGCTGTTTGCCAATCTGCAAAATTACTATCAAAATAACTATCCGCTATACCCATTCCAAATCTATCATTTCTTAAATAATCTAATAGTTGAAGTATAGGATTATCTGAATATTCCCAAGTAGAACTATCATTTTGCCTATGGCTACCACTACCACCAGTAACAGTACTATCTAATCTTGGGTCATAAATTTCTCTGCCTTTAACAAGAGCTTGAACTGTAGGCACAGAGCCAAATTTATCTGCATTCCATTTAAAACGTATCGCTAAGTAAGCTAAACCAGAAAGTTTATGGTTATCACCCCAATTATTAGTTTCTTTTAGTAAAGTAGATGAAAATGGGCTTTCAACACCATAAAACAGTTGAAAAGTAATTAAACTTTCATCATCATAAAAATTTTCATCTGCTGAATTAACTTGAACAATAACACCCTCACCTAGTACACCATTTAAAACGACTTTTTTATCATTCACATATATTGCATCTACACCAGAGATTTGACCCTCACTTAAAATTAAAGCCATATATAAGTATTCATTATCAGTTCCAGAGGTTTCCATAAAAACAATATTTCCACCTACTTTTCTTGTTCCGTAAACAATAGGGATATGAGCATTAGCACTAATTTTGTTTAAAAGAATACCTCTTGCATTTTGGTCTGGTCTTAATGTGCCAAAATCTGGTATTTCTGGCATTGGTATTAGCCAACTTATAACATCTTCAATAATATCGGTAATACCATCAACAATATCATCAATAATATCTATTATGTCATCAATAGGATTCCAACCACCCATTTACACAAATCTCCAGTTACTACCCATATTTTTAAAACCTAATTTTTCAAAAACTGGGTCTATGCCTAATCCAGATGTAATAGATAAAACTATAGGCAAACCATCTGCTTGTCTTTTAACACTATCAATTAAAGTCTTTACTAATTTAAAATTTCTATAATCTTTTTTAATATACACTATTTGTATTTGCATAATTTCGCTTTTACTAAAAAAATATTCTGATTTATTAAACATACAACAACCAATTAATTTATCTTTATCTAAATCCCTCATTAATATAATTTTGCCTTTTTTCAGCATAGTATTAATAAAATGTATTAATTTACCCCTGTCAATATCTGGATAATTTGCATCTGCTAAATCAACATTTTTATATTCTATCGCCATTTCATAGATGCTTTCAACATCTGTTCTTTCTGCATAATATATATGGGTACTGGTCATTCTCTACCCCATTTAATATTTCGAACTGTTAAAGCACTAAAATTCATGCCAAAATCATTTGGGAAAAATCTTTGCTGTGAATTATTTGTAGTTGTTCTACCACTTGTTTTACTAAAATTACCCCAATGTGAACTTAATATTAAAACTAAAGTAGCTGTTGAAGTATTATCAGATATTTTAAATTCATCTATTGTTCCATAAAACAATAAAAAAGGGTCTGCTATAACACTTAAATTACTATCTAAGTAACCTTGGTAAATATAAACATTATCGTTAATTATATTTTCATTTAAAGCTAGGGAAACATAAGTTTGGTCAACAGCCGATAAACTAAGGGATAATGAGTTTTTTGTAGGTGCATTTGTTTCCTGTACCCCTGTTATTCCTCTAAAATGTCCATTAGCTAAATATGTTCTTGATGTTCCAGAAACACTAGATGTTATGTCAAAACTTGCATTTGTAAGATAAATTGGTGTTGATAGCCCTATTTCTACCAAAAGAATAGATTCAATTATTCCTGTAGTTAATTCTGTTTTAACTGCACTTGTTAAACCTCTGGGCATTACAAAGCCTCAATAACATCAAATTCATAATTAAATAAAAGGTTTCCGTCTTTATCAACTTGTCCACTAGCAAATTCTTGAGTATCGCTTGTTAAATGTACGTTAAAAGGAACTGAATCATAAGTTACTGAGCTATTATCCGCTAGTGCTTCCCTTAATGGTGGCTCTATAGTAACTGTAGCTGAATTACTTGATGAGGTTACATCTTCAACAACCATATAAACCTTATCATGTGCAAACTTGATTAAATCCCCTGCTTTTAATCTTCCTGCACCATCACCTGCAAACCCATCAATCGCTATTGTGGTATCAGTAGCAGAATGAACCCCATTAACTAACAAAGTATTTGTTTCGTTGCCCTGTGCATTTAAATAGCTTGGGAAAGTAACAGTAAAGTTTTCTTGTCTGGCTCTTTGTTTTATTATGAAAGCCATTATAGGTGCAAATTCAGTCCTAGTCATAGGTGGATAAGCTACTGTAAAACTAAATCTTTGACCTTGTACTTGTCTTCTAAAAGTCTTTCCACTATCAGTTTCAGACAATAAAGTCTTTTGGTTGCTTTTAAAATTAATAGCATTAAATCTTGTATTTGGTAATGCACCACTCATATTATCGCCATTTTACCTTTTTCATTAACTGCACTATTAATCATATTAATAATAGTACCCCTAGAATTAACCAATAATTGATTAAACCCTTTAGCATCTACTGTAGTTATATTAAAATTAACTGTAACTTGTTTTCCCATATTTCCTAGCTGACCATTTGGCACAACATTTGAAGCCCTATCTGGCACAACTAATTCGGGTCCTGCTTCTCCTACCATATAAGGTTGGTCTTGGTTCATACGACCACCAAGTCTTCTACCTTGATACTTTTGTTGGGCAATAGTAGCGATTTGCACAGCACCTAAAGCACCTATTAAGATAGCCATAGGTATATTACCTGTTGCTAATGCTTTCGTTACTCCTTGAGCAGTATTCATAAAGGCTTCAGCCATAGCTAGAGCTTTATTTAATTTAAATGCCGTTTTATTATTCTGTGCCATAGATGATAAGATAGCTTTACCACCTGCTATAATGGTGTCTTTCTTTTGTTGTTCTGTAAGATTAACCATTTTTAAATCTTGAAATTGACCAGACTTCATTATTGCACTTTGCTCATTAATAAATGACTGCCTTATATTCCTTTCTTCTCTGGCTGTTTTGTCAGCTATCTCTAATCTTTTTGTAGCTGTATCTTGAGCTATTAATAATTCCATATCAGCCATAGCTTGGAGTGCATCAATATCTCCAGTTTTTCTCATACCTTTAGCATCGCCAAATTCAGTTTCCATACCTGTCATTGACTGGGTTGCTTTTTGTTCTCTAGTACTTAAAAAACCACTAACATCTAATATTTCTTTGGCTTTTTGACTTTCTGTTGAAAGCTGTTTCATTTCTCCTAAAGATTTTCTTATAGCTTGTTCATAAGTACCCATTTTTGTAATATTTTCTTCTGTACCTATTAAAAGCTCTTGAAATACAGTTTTTCCAGTTTCACCTGCTTCGCCAAATTTATCTTTTACTTCTGTTAAAGGTGTTTTTAATCTTTCAGCAGTTTCTCTTAATTCTGCTATAGATTTATTTGCATCTTCTATTTGTTGCTTGCTTCTAAAAAGGCTAAAGCTATTCATTTTTTCTTGCATAAAAGCCATAGCATCTATTGTGTGACCTATAGCACTTCTTATTTCATCTAAAACGCCACCTATAATTAATATTAAACCTTTACCCTTAGTTCCTAACATCAAAAAACCAATTACACCCAAAGTATCAAATGGTGCAGGTAAAGCCCTTACATAAGTTACTAAATTTTCTATTGATTTACCTAAGAAACTAAAAACTGGCTGAAAAGTATCTAATACTTTAGCACCCATAATAAGAAAGTTTTGAAACCCTTCAACTAAAGATTTACCCATTTCTTCTGCAAACTTTTCTATGCTACCAAAATTTTTAGAAAGTTCTTTTTCTATAAGCATTGCACCAGATTTAATAAACTCAAATGGGGCAGAATCCATCATAGCCATCTTAAAGCCTAAGAATTTATCACCTATCATAGACATGACACCATCAAAGGTTTTAGCCATATCTTTACTTGCACCAACTACCGATAAAGTTCCGTCTTCAAAAGCTGTTAATATATGCTTTCTTGATTCCTCAGCACTTATTTGAACCCCTGCCTCAAAGCCCAATAATGCCTTTACACCCCTTTCCCTAAAAAGGTCTGCTGAATTTATTCCACTTGAAAATGTTCTTTGGATTTGTTCGGCTGTGGTTGCAAAATCTAATCCAGAAGCACTTGCAATATCACCAGTTATTTTAAGTAAGCTATTTAATTCTTCTGCATTTTTAGACACAACCGCTAAGTTTGCTGAACCTCTTTGTATTTCTGCTAAACTAAATGGAACTTGCCCTGCAAATTTAACAAGCCCTTTAAAGGCTTTTTCACCCTCTTGAGCATCTGCAAATAAAAATTTAAACCTAACTCTAAGGTTTTCCACCTCTCTTGCTGTATCTAGGAAACTTTTAGCAACTAATCCTGCACCTAAACCTATAAAGGCATTTCTTAAATTAAATACAGCACTTTTTAACTTATCAACCCCCATTGTGGCTGACCTCATAGCTTGCCTAGTCTTGTCTTTGGCTAGTATGTCTATGTTTACTTGTTTTGTTGCCACTATCTTCTAGCCTTTGCTAATCGTTCTTGTCTTTCTCTTTCATCACTTTGTAAAGCATAATACGCTATCCACATATTAAACTCACTTACTGACATTTGCAATATTTCAGAAACAGACTTGTGAAGTTTTTCGGCTAACCCAAAAAGGTTATGAAGTTCTGGGTCACTCTTTAGTTTTTTTTATTATCGTCAATATCATCGTTACCAGTACCCATAATTCTAGTAGCTACGTCAGCAATTACATTAGTATCAGCTTTGGTTTTAAATGCTAAAACATGAGTAGCATTAAACATTTTATCACCATCTTTGGTTAATGCTTTTTCTATAATTACATCAATCAAAACTATTAGGTCAGTACCAGAAGCACCCTTAAAAATTTTCTGTTTTTCAAGCATGTTAAAAGGTTTGCAGTATATAGCTTTATCACCTACTAAACCCCATTCTGGCACTTCGATTATTTGAGTTTCTAATGTACTAAAATGCTCTCTAACACCATCAAAGTAGTCTATTTTTTCTGTCATATCTTACACAGTACCGATAGTAATACCACCAGTTCCTTGTAATGATACAGTTCTAGTTGTAACACCATCAAGTGTAACACCAACTGACATTCCAGTTACAATTCCAGTTCCACTAAAACTTTCATCACCACTTGCATTACCCTCTGGTAAAAATACAAAGCTAAGGCTTGAACCTTGTACTAGTGATGCTTGTTGTGCATTAGTTTCGTCATAGTTCATATCAATAGAAGCTGTAAATGTTCCTCTACCTACTAAATATGATTTATTGGAATCTTCTAATGCAGTAGTTTCAACAACGTCTTGAGTTGTGTCTAGGGTGTAACCTGTAACATTTCCTATGGCTGTTCCGCCAACAGTTACAACTCCCTCTTTTCCGTGATGTGTAGCCATGTTTTACTCCTTATCTGTGGTTTCTTTATCGCTTTTTTGGGTTTTATTTGCAACATTTTTTTCGGCTTCTTTATAACCTAGCTTTTTAAAATGCTCCAAATTCTCTGCTGTTATGGTAATAGTATCTTTACCTTTAACGATTTGTATGTCTTTAGCCATTATGAATCTCCTCTAGTATATTCATAGAAAACCCTCGCTGTTACCCTAACACCCCCATAAGGGTAAATAGTTCCCTCATCTGTTGATGCTTCGATAACTTGAGTATCTATAGCGTTTCCATTTCTGGTTACATCATTATCTAATGTTTCTTCTATAACTTCAATTAATTGATTTCTTTTCGTATCAATATTTGTATCTGTACCTTTTGCAAATGCTACAATTAAAAAATCTATTGTGCCATTATAACTTCCAGAACCAGTATCACCTATACTTGCAACCTCTCTTGTTTCATCACCACTTTGTACAAACATTGCAGGGAATTGAGCATCACTTAATTCTTCAACTTCAAATGGTTCTCTAGTAATCTTTTTAAACTCAATAGGGCTTGTTACAGCATCAAGTTTAGTTATTATATCACTAGCTATATCTTCTCTTTTGCTCATATTCTCATTTCTTTAAAATAAAACTTTGCAAATTCTGCTCTTAACTTATCTTCTTCTTTATCGCCTATAGCAAAAAAAGGTCTTTTAATTTTTCGCCTACCTACACCAAATGTATCGTGATAACTCGCTATCTTTTCTCTTTCCTTATTAGCAAAAAACAATGTGCTTTTCATACCACCAGTTCTGAAGTCTAAACTCCTAAACATTTTACCAGTATCAGTTAAATCTACAAAACCAGTCTGCCTACCCCTCTTTTTTCGCCCTCTGACAGTAGAACTTGCATAAGGTCGCATATTACCACCATCTGGCAGTTTACCGCTCTGTGTACGCTTGGTAATCATCAGAACAGCCATATTTGAAACTCTTTTTAAACCTTTATCAATAACTGACTTTTGCTTTCGAGTTATATTCTTTAAAAAGTTTGTAACCTCAATATTATTTATCTTGGCTGATACTTCCATTATCTCACTAATCTTAGGCTGTGCAGAGCTTCTTTTTCGCTATCTGAGACAGTACCACCACCATCTTCGTCATACTCAACACCATCTCTTAAAATAGCTTGAAATTCCTCTTCGTATCTATCCCTATAAAAATCAATCTGTACTTGAAATGTATCTTTGCCCTCGCCTGTGTCTGGGTCACGCCATTTAGTTAAGATTGGATAAATATATTTCCATAAAGACAAATAAACTACCGATTGTGTCCATTGTGCATCTGTTAGCTTACTATTAGTCATTTCAACAGAAGTTATTTTAGTAATATCCTTGTATCTGACTTGATGCCTATATCTTTCCCACCATTCTTCTCGAATACGTCTTAGAACATCATTTTCAGCAAACTGTAATTGGTCAGCAAAATCAGCTATGCCAAAACCTAAAACATCTGGCTGTATCTTCTGTAAATCTGTATTAGCTACTGCAAATTCAGTTGTTGCCATTATTTAGCTTTCTTTTTAGATTTTTTTGATTTCTTAGGAACTTCTGGTTGCCACTCTGGGTCACCTTTAGTTTCAACTACTGGCTCTGCTTTATGTTTACCATCATATACAGACCAACCTCTTTGAGTCCAAATCTTTATGTTAGGCTCATATTGTATTTTTAATCTTTCAATAATCTCGCCATTTTTATTTATTAATTTAACAGTTTCCATTTTAAACCTCATAAATAAAAGGGGAGGTTTCCCTCCCCAGTTAGATTAGTTAGCAACTGAATCCGCTGTTAACTTAACTCCATAGCTGTCATGAAGTTCTCCAACTCCATATACTGCTGTGGCTACGATTTCATCTGCTCTTAGTGAAGCATCTCTTTGTGATTCAATCTTGAGGTCTTGCATCATTGCTACACCTAAAGCATCTTGTGAGAATACACCACCAATACTATCGCCAGAACCATCAACTGTTATATTTGAAGATTCAAAGATTTGTATCCCTGCAATTTGACCTACGAAACCTGCTCTCATTGCTTCGTTACCTAAGTCTGGGATATTTGCTGAACCTGCAAAAGTATTTGTTAATGATTTCTTAACATTAAAGATTTGCTTTGGATGGAACACACCATAGTATGGTGCAGGTGCATTATTAGTTCTTAACTCTGTACCTGCTTCAAATAAGTCTTGAATTGTTAATTCTTGACCTGCTCCACCGCCTTTTTCTGTAGAAAATCCAGTAAATAATGCAGATAAATCAGCATCCATCTTTCTGGCTATGGCTTCACCAAATAACCTACCAATATCCCCTGCAACATTTCTTGATGCTGAGTTTCTAGCTAGGTCTGTTAGTGTTGTCATGATACCTACTTCAGATGCTGTTATAGTTACTGATGTTGGGTTTACTGCTGTGTTAGATAAATCTGTTGCTTCTGCTACCGCACTTGCAGAGACTGTTCCGTAAATCGGTACTTCTACTGACTTACCACCGCCTATGATAGTGTAGTTTCTAACAAGATTTCTCATAATTGACTGTTCGCTTGCCACAAATAATGCTTCAGCGACTATTTCGGTATATAGTTCCGAAATGGTGGTTGAGGTTGTTTCGTTTGCCATCTTTTTCTCCTATAAATATATAGCAATTAATTGTTAATAACTATTCTTCTTGATTGGGAGTCACGTTGCTTTCTGTATTCAGCATACTTCTTCCTATCATTAGGATTAGTCATATCTAAATCACTCAAATTTAAAGGTTTATTGAGTTCAGTCCTATCCACATTTGACACAGAGCCAGAGCCACTAGGAGTAGCACCAACAAAGTGCGGGTTTTGTGTTAAAAACTCTTGAACCAACTCGTCAGTAGTAAAGAGTTCCCCATTTGAATTATACCTTGGTAATCCCTTAGAATCAAGTATTTCTACATTTCCACTTTCATTTAACTTAATTTGTGGCTGTAAAAGGCTTACAACTTGGTCTGGATTAATAGCTTTATTCTTAGATGCTGAAGATAATAATGATTTATTTATCTTAATATCTTTTAATTGGCTTTCCAAGTTTGACCTTTCTTTATGCCATTCTTGGGTTTTATTTTTTAGGATTTCTTCAAATTCACCTTTCTGAATTTTTTGTTTTTCCTCTAATTCTTTTTGTGTCTTAACAGCATTAACAGCTATATCTAAATCTTCTACACCTAATTTTTTATACATTTGGCTTCTTTCCTGTGCCAATCGTTTCTTAACAATCTCTGTTACTTGTTCTTGAGTAAAACCTTGAGCAGTAAGATTTTCTTCTGTGGTTTGTTCTTCGACTGTATCAGTAGTCTGTTCTACTTTATTTTCTTCCATTTAAATCTCCTTAGTTGGATATGCCTTTTTATAACATAAGTATAAATATTAGTCATCATCTTCTGGTTCTAGCCAATTATAATGACCCTCTTTTTCTGCTATTTCGTGTAATCTTTGAAACATAATTTCATCAAAACTAGCAAAATATAAATTATCTTCTGGCTTCAAATCTCTGCCTATTTTTCTAAATTTCTGATAATCTTCTAATGTAATATTTTGTTTTTCTACTATTTCTCCTGCTTCTGCTATGATTTGTCTCATTTTAAAACCTCATTTTCTAAAAATTCTATAAATTTAGGGTCAACTAATTCTTCCCTACCCATGTGATACAAACTAAAATTTTCTGCAAACCATTCTTTTGTATTTGCATTAGAATATCTAGTAGCACCACCATTAATGCTTTTTACTTTTTGCCTTAAAGCATCTTCTATTGGTGCAAAATCCCATAGACCTTTTGTTTTATTTTTCATTTGATGTACTTGGTGACCAAATTCGTGATATGCTATATTTCTAAATCTATCTATTTCTTCTTTAAAATAATAAAAAGCATTGTGTGGTCTTGCCCAAGTGTCTGGTTTTGTTTTTCTTTCTTTTCGAACTAATGATTTATTTTTGTCATTAAATTCAAAATTATCTGCTAAACTTTGTTCTTTGTTATATCCTCCTTTACCTAATAAAGCATCTCTAAAACTTCTTTGTGTACTTCTATCAACATTTTTTCGGTTAAAATATTTTGGATTTATATATAAATTACCATCGCCCATAGCCATCAAGGCTCTTTTTTTCGCAGTTACTGTAACAGACCTTAATTTTGGAACATTATAAAGTCCTGCTAATTCATCTAATTCTTCCATTATAGAATTTAATTGACTTGCTATTTCATCATCAAGTTTTTCAACTCCAGTAACTTTGCCTACATTACTTGTTCTAAATCTTGAGCCAACATCATATCTTTCATCTTTTGCATTTTTGGTTATTTGTTTTTGCAGTCTATCTGCAACAATAGAACTAGATACAACATCGATTTCATTTTCTTTTACTGGATTATTTAATGTTGACCTCCTGCCCTTTTTAATTGGTGCAGTTGGTTCTTGTTCTTCTTCTGGCTGTTCTGGTATTTCATCTACTTCTTCATCTATTGTGGGTATCCAAGTATGCCTACATCTATAACCACCCCTAACAATAAAAGGGTCTCCTGTTGATTTACCTGCCCAACCTTGAGTATTCCATATTTCTCTTATTTGTTCTTCTGTAAGAACCCTATTAAGCATCCTTTGGCAAAATTCTCGGCTATCTCTAACTAAAGTGCCTGTGTAAGCAAACTTATCTATTCCTGCTTCTTTGGCTTTAGCTACTGTAAACTGCCCGTGGAACTGCATAACTGAATCGTGGGCTATTTGTCCTGCATATCTTCTAAGGTTGTTTCCTGCCCTATCTGAGGCATACTGAGTGTGTAATTTTCTTATTGCTTCGTCTACTTGGGCTTTTTTGCTTACATCAAACTTATTTTCATTAACAAAATCTACTAATTCATTAATTTCAGTTATATTTGACTGTTTATAAACCCCATTAATATGAGACCTAATATTACTTACCATATCCTCAAATGGTCTACCTGCTATTGCACTCTGATAAACCTCATCATTAATAACTTTTAAAAATCTTTCAGCTATATCCTCAAACCCACTAAATGACTGAAATTTAAGTGCATTTATGGTCTGCAAATCAACTTCTGTTAGGCTTTTAAACTTTTTGGGTATTTTTAGCTCACCAAAATTATCAAGAACCTCTTTAGCTATTTTGTTATATTCATCATTAATGAGTATATCAGCTTCTTTTAGAAAGTTATCCTGTATGGCTTGTCTTATCTTAGGCTGTAACTGTATTGCTAGTCTTTGGCTAACTAATTGACCTTTACTAGCCCTTGTAACCTCTTTAACAACGTCATTTTCAAGATTGTATAAAACATTTAATAATCTTTCTTCGTGTTGGTCAGCTAATTTTTCTAATATTCTGGACATTTATTATAATGGAAAGTCTTTTTTCCATGCCCTTATAGACCAGTATGCAGGGCTAAGTGTCTTTTGCCCTTTTACCTCTTTTAAAACACCGCCCATACGAGCTAGAAAAGATTTTTGTCTTGC